ATAATCAGATAGTAGTGGGTACGAGAATCGAACTCGTATTACATGCGTGAGAGGCGTTTTTGTACACCATCTAAAACGCTTATAACTAATATCTTATAATATTTATAAAATCTATTTGCACCGAATTTGCATTAAAAAACGATACTCATGTCCTTTCTTATAAATATCACCTCTTATATTTCATCTTTATCAAAGAACGTTTTCAATACAAAGTTAATCAATCAATCAAGAATAGCAAACTTTATTGTTTTATTTTAAAAAGCTCTATTCTTGCTTATTTAATCCGCAGATAGAATAACTGAAAGAGGCTATATCATTTTTTTGATATAGCCTCTTAGTATAAGTTAGACCTCTTTTTTATAATCCAATTTATTAAAATTACCATTTCAATAAATTATCCTTCGATAATGTTGTGAATTACCATATTTCAATTGGTTTAATTTGTTAATTTCGGTTTGATAAAAGCTGTGTAACCTTGCTTCGGCAAAAATAAGCCATTATATTTATATTTGCAAGAATTATCTCCTATTTTTCTAAATTCGAAAGCATTTGGAACACCATTTTCTGCAAAGAATAGCTCCAAGTCACTAGGTAAGTGAAATATAACATCTAAATTACGCGTCATATATTTCGCTCGAAACCCCAAAATAGGATCATGATAAATATTATATCTTTTTTCCATAACCTTTTCTATTTTATATATTTGAGAATCTTTCAATTTTAATGTCAATGTATGTTTCTTGGACTTTTTTGTATCATTGTTGTTAACGTCACATTTTACAGAAATACCATTAACCTTAATTGAATCATTTTCCATATGGATATAACAATCATTGGCTTGTTCTGGTTTAATATCTATACTAGAATTTTGGTTAAAAATAAATTCTTCATTATTATCAGCTATAATTTCAATGGATGTCGTTTCTATTACATCTATAAGACCTGCATCCTTATCATACCATTTTATATCATGAGATATATCATAATTTCTATAATAACTTACATCGTTATTTGGTATTTGTGATTTTAATATTGGAAGTAAATCTGAATGAATATCATTGAAACGTTGTTTAAGTAATGCTTTTGTAACGTTAATCCATATATTTCCAATATTAGATCTGTATTTTAGTAATTTAGAATCATGTACAATATCTATCAGTTCCGTTCTGTATGTCTCTAAAATTTCATTGTTGCTGGTTAAAATGGTTATAATACCGCCTGCAAATGCTAATTCTGCAAATTTCGGTAGTATTAATCCAAATATAATATAACCTGTACATTTGGGGTTAACCTCTAAGATAATATTTTCTCTAATAAAAAAACCAATTAAAATGAAAATTATCGATGCTGTTAAAACGATGCAAAGATGCTTTGTCAAAAATCTATTCATGTCATGTGTGCAACTATATTAATAAACTTCGCAAAGATAAATCTTTTTTTGTTAAATCATACTGCATTGTTAATATTTATTTTTAGTTAGTCCGTGTAGATGTATTTCTAATTTTTAAATAATTAGTCACATTCCAAATCTGCCATCCAATTAACATCGTCACCAAAAGCGATAAAATCCCTACTATCACCCCGATATAGTCTATACCTAACTCCGGCGTGGATGGTAACGAAACGCAAATAGCGACAACGCTACATATAATCGCAGCGATCGACAAACAGTTGCTCCAATATGATTTGATTCGGTTTTTCATAACTCTACGAATTAAAATGCTTAATCTCCGACGCCGTAAAGTCGCCCTCATGTGAAGCGCCTCCACCTGTATAGCAACTATACTTTCCGTCCTGTGTAATCTCTTTGATCCGCATTTGCTTATTCGTCTTTATCTCTACGACCAATTCGCCTATACTAAATTCGGTCGGTTGAGCAGGCGATACGCTTTTCTTTGGATCGGTCGAGGAAAGATACTTTTCTTTGATTTCTCTAATGTCGTTCGTCATTCCCCAGATTTTGAAGAATAGAATGATTTGAAGTACGGCGAATAATACCGCGATAAGTCCGAAAAATGTTCCCATGATGGTTTGTTTTAGTGGTTGATAATATTATTTATTGGGCGGGGATTATTAGCTATTTTTTATATAAACCGTTCCGTTGCACCTTTTTTCGTTTCCGCTTATTTTAAATACCACATCTCGACTACCGCCGCTTTCTGTAATTTCCTTATGAATCTTTTCGTTACTGACTCCTCTAAAATCTTTGGGGATATACCCAACTAACTTATTATCACCGTTTCTGTATATACCGACTGCAAATTTATCTTTAGGGTTGTTTGTTTCGGCTATTGCTTTGCCCTTGAATATACCGAAATCTTTAGGTGTAACTCCATGATAGTACATTCCTACCATTTCATAGTAAAAGTATCCGGATGGCGGGAATTCTATTTCTTCCGACGGTGTTTCGGTCTTAGGTTGACTCTGGTTGTTAGATGATTCTTTGGGATTTGTCATAGCAATTTTTATCGCTAAAATTATGACGCCTGTAACTACTAAGATTAATACTACTTCCATGATGTTTTGTTTTTAAGTGGTCGATGACACTTGTTTATTTGTTGGTTGCTTCTTCTTTGGATGAGTAGCAGTCGGATTCTTTGTACTCTAATGGTTCCCAGCTATTTCTTTGTTGAAGTATGTAATATACTCCATCTCTTCGAATTTCGGTAGATATAATTTGATAATTACGGGGGTTACTGTCTTTCAAAATCCAAACATAATCCCCGTTTTTGTATTTAGTTTCTATTTTACAACTTTCAGAAATGGAAAAATCAAAAACGGCTTGATTATTATATCCGCCTTGTGGAATTGTTCCCCTATAGAAAAAGCAATATTCTCCGGGAAGTAATGGTACAGATGGGGTGACTTTAAATTCATAATCATTTATAGTTTCAATCTCAAAGCCTATTGTTTTATCTTCATCTACTCCGATAGAGTTACCCGCATATATATTTACTTTCCCTGTTTCTAGTTCTCTTCTGTTTTTCTTTATGGTTAACTTAGATAATAAAAATTCGTTAGGAGATGAAGCTACTGTAAACCACCAATTAGATACTGCAAAACTGTTTTGTTCTTTATCATCGAAGTAAAAATAAAAACTAGGGATATTTGTATTTATTATATTGTTTGAATGTTTACCATTCATAGTCGACTTAATTTTTGCATCTGCGATTCCGTATGTAAGGGCAGTTCCTAGAGTACTTGTTTTAGTACCAGAAAATGCGGTTGGATATATCTTTTTTAACTCGCTTCCGACCTTAAAGTAAATTCCGGATCGAGGAGTTTTTTTTATTTGCTTTTCTGTATCATTGTTTTTCTGCATCATCGCCACAATAATATCATTACTTACTCCTTTTTCTTTTAATTCTTTTAGAGCTTGTATAGATGTATCAAAGTTATTTTTTGACGTATTTATTTTAGTTACTATAACGTCGTTCGAGAATCCAAGTTCTAACATGTCGGTTATAGACTGATTTGTTAATACTTCATCTTGCGCAGATGCGATAAGCGGGAAAAATATTAATATTATTCCTAATAGCAGCTTCTTCATATTGTTTTGTCTTTTATAATTAGTTAAATCCATGTTTTTACACTCACTACACCGACGACTAACGCCCAGTCGTATATTTCATTAACCGGAACATCATACGGTTTGAATCCTTCTTCGTTATTAAAAGGAACGCATTTAATATAACCCTCTTTATCAGACTCTTCGATTTTTTTTATCATTATTCCATCATAGGTTGCCAATGCATATACTTCACCCCAACGCACATGAGAGCGACTTGTTACAATTCGACAACCGACAATATCCCGATCGTTAATACTTCGTTCTGGAACGTTTCTATTAATCATGCTACGACCTCCGGCGCGGATCGTAAAATCACAACCGGGCATATCGGGGATGATGAAGCGTTCGCAATCCCCTTTCGTTATTGCAGAGTTAAAGCCATTCGGTAGACCACAAGAGGCGGTAACTACGTCTATATGTGGAATGGCTTTACCCTTTAAATCTTCATAGTGCATGATATATTTTTCATCACTATCGTTCGATACTTTAGAGCTCTCTAAAGAATCGTCTACCCCACTAATAAGCCATCCCACATTAACACCTAGATAATCAGCTAGGATATTAATATTACCTATATTAGGCTTTGTTCCGTTTAGATAGTTCATAACTGACACCTTCGATACCTTTGTGTCTCTTCCAATAGCATAAGGCGTAACTCCTTTATTCTCAATAGCAATCTTTAATCTATCTTTAAATTCCATAAGCACCAATAGTTAATAAATGTTTTATAGGAAATAATTATTTCCTATTTTCTTTTATGGGTAATAATAATATCCTATCTTTGTCGCATCAAAGTTAATCAATCAATCAAGAACTAACAAATAAAAGTATAGAATTATGGCAAAGAAGGAAGTAATCGAAAATACATTAAGCATCGTTGCTGGTGTACCTGTTGAAATTACAATAGCAGCCAATAAGACGTTTACGTTTTCTTTCGAAGGTAAAAACGAAGTAGCAGCAAAGAAGATTCAGGACTATTTCGCACCGAAGCAATTAGAATATGACTACGACGAGGAATGTGATTTTACTTGTTTATACATGAACCTCTAATATATACGATTATGAAAGCAACTAGCACTTTAACCAGAAAGACAGCCTTAGAGATATTAATCGAAAGCCGTGATAAGAACGCCATTAATGCGTTAATTTCGAAAAAAGAAATAGCATTAGAAGAGGCTGTTAATAATGCAGAATGGTATGCAAGTCTCGGGCTTGACGGAATGGCAGATAATGAAGTAGCAAGGTAAGAAAAATTAATAAGAGATATAGAGCGATTGAAAGCAACTATTTAATATTAATCCGTAGCCCTTCGGGGCTATTAAAACCACTCTGGGAGATTTTTCGCTATAACATATACTATTAAAGAAATGAATGATAATGAGAAGAATATATATGTCAATATGTCAAAAAATAAAAAGGTTTTTGACTTGCCTTTTAAAGAAGTGGGATCGGTATTGGCACCGGAGACTATATTTTGTAACCGTTTATAATCTTCCAGTTGGCGGCGTTTTGACTGGAAAATATCATAGTATAGCGCGATTGCTACGCTTAGAATGCCCAGTGTTAGCGATATTACGGTCAAAACAAAAAGGACGCGTACCGGGTAAAATTCGCGGCTATTATTGGATAATGCTACTAAAGCCCCTAGAAGACCAGCCCCCGCAATTAATATATTATAAAACCACGTTGAGCGAGTTTTTAAATATTGCTCCTTGGACTGAATGTACTTTTTAGCGGCGTTAATCGCTTTTGGATTCTTTGTATTATTCATCTCTTTTTTTTATGCAAAGCTAATAAAATAAATATTACGGCAATGAACACAACACCAATTAAACCGACACTGCAAGCGATGGAAGTAGGGCGACAAACCTACTTCCCCCGCAACCGCAGAAAATCAGTAAGAACGACCGCATCCGATTTAAAAACCGATGAAGGAAAGATTTTCAAAACTTGGATCGACGGAGATAACATTTATGTTGAACGCAAAGAATAATACGACAATGGGACGAACTAGAGTAACCGGAAAAGTTGAGCCAATAGTAAAGAAGTGGCTTAGTAAAGATGAAGCAAAATCCTATATAGGATGCTCGGATGATTTTTTTGAGAACGTTACGGGAAAAAGCTCTCATTTCTTTTTCTCAATTTGGAAAAATGATCTGGTACGATTTATCGAGTATAGATAGATTCATACAGAGTAATAAGGTAGTATAAAACAAACACCATGCTAACACTAAAACAAAGTCCCGCCGCTATTATCTTAATGCTTTTAGCGTGCAGCCTCGCAGAAGGCGAGCCGAAGCGGGACAAATTAATTATCGCACTACTGATCGTATTTATCACGGTTATCTATGTGCTAGTCTGTAACTATCTAAACACGAAACGACATGGCGGCGAATCCTCAATGTATCGGTAATTGCCGAATTTGTACGGTTCTTGGTGCGTGCCCTTCTGATACTCTAGTTTGCGAAGATTGCGGCGAAGAGATCGAACCGGGCGAAGAAATAGAATTAGAGGTCGAAACGTACGAACGTGGCAGACATGGCACAAAGATAATAACGGTTTGCGCTCGCTGTTACGAATCGCTTTATCAAGGTGGAAACGATAACTTTTAAACAACACGATAATGACACATTGGAAAACTCAATTCAATTATGACTATCTAGGCGCTTACAGCCTACCGGATGGAAAAGATATAATTCTCACCATCCGCGAAACGAAAAAAGAACAAGTGGTCGGCGCGTCTGGAAAGAAAGAAGAATGTTTCGTCGCTTATTTCTTCGAAAATGTGAAACCGATGATCCTCAACCGGACGAATTGCAAAACATTGACGAAAATTTTCAAAAATCCGAATTTTGAGTCATGGATAAACAAGCAAATCCAAATCGGAGCGGTATTAGTTGACGCTTTCGGCGAAAAGGTTGATTCGCTTCGTATTCGTCCTTTTCTTCCGAAAGTAGAAAACTTGCCTACTGTTGAGACAGGATCGGCAATCTGGAAAAATATCCTCGATGGTCTGGCAGGTGGTTTTACGGTCGCACAGGTACAGACGAAATATAAACTAACTAAAGAACAAATCAAAGAATTAGTAGCACATGAAATCAAGTGAACAAAAAGAAATCGAATGGAAGGAAAAGAGACAAGGCAAAATAACTGCCTCTACGCTTCCCGATTTAATGAAAGCGGGAAAGGGTTGCCCGTTCGGTAAAACTTCCCTAGATGCAATGTATGCGGTTCGCTACGAGCGTAGAACCGGGACGATGCGAGAAAACGGAAGCAACAAGGCGTTTGATTGGGGACATGAAAACGAACCGCTAGCGGTCGAATGGGTACGGAGCCAGTTAATGAATGAGATCAAGTCGTGTACAACCGATTTTAAAGACATTGTTTTCAATGAACCGTTTGAAGGATTCGGAGATTCACCGGATTTCTATGTGTACGGATTTGACGGGAAAGTTATCGCTCTGGGTGAGATCAAGTGCCCGATGTCGCAAGGAAAGATCGAATCGCTGCAGTTCGGAAATACCATCGACGAAAAAGACGAATATTATTGGCAATTCCTCGGACACTTTTTAGGTCGCCCGGACGTAGACAAATTGTATTATGTCATTTATGACGGCTATGTAAACGACGGTCGAATACTCGAAATGAATCGAGCCGATCACGTGGAGAATATAAAGAAACTCTATGATCGAATCCGGTTGGCTAGCGAGATGATAGACGAATCTATCCGTTCCGGTCTGGACTTGCTTGATTGTGTCGATAAGGCAAAAGCGGTATTAGAATTAAAGATGCAGATCGAGGCGTTAAAGCCGGAAGCGAAAAACAGTGTTCCGGTTAAAAATCAGATTTATAAGATGCGGAAGGAATTAAAGAAACTGATGAAGAAAGTACCGTCACAACACTAACACAACATGATTAATTACATTTTTATAAACACTTTAATAAACACGAAATTATGAGTAGTAAGAACAAAGAAGAAATTTTAGATTGCATTCCTCTTTTGCATCCTTATTCTATGGATGAAATTTATACTATGCTAAAAAGACATGGGTGTAAAATTTCACATGAAGAAACTTATAATCTTGTTGAAAAAAATCTATATAAAATCAGAGATAAATATGTTAGAATGACAGAATATCGCTCATTTGGTAATTCTACATCTATAGAAAATATTAAAATGTCCAATGGATGCCTAACGTGTACGCTGACAGAGGTTAGCACATTAGAACAAAAGATTGTAGACAAAATAAAATTCGCAGAGAAATATAATATTCCTTATGAGGGTTTGATCGAATTAATTAAAGAAATGAATTTATTATGAACACTTGGTTTTTATGTAAAATCCGTTACGAGAAGGTAATGGAGAACGGGATGCAAAAGAAAGTCACTGAATCGTATTTAGTCGATGCACTAAGTTTTACCGAAGCAGAAGCGCGAATAATCGAAGAGGTAACGCCGTTTATCTCCGGTGAGTTCACCGTGTCCGACATTTCCCGCGCACATTATAGCGAGATATTTACGAGCGAAGAGGATTCCGCCGATAAATGGTTTGCCGGGCGACTCGCTTTCACTACGCTTGACGAGAAAAGCGGCAAGGAGAAACGGACTTATACAAACGTACTCATACAGGCGGCGGACATTCACGACGCAATGAAGAAACTCGACGAAGGCATGAAAGGAACGATGGCGGATTATTCTTCGATTCTTCTCAAAGAAACGGCGATTGTAGACGTTTATCCGTATGAAGCGAAAAAATAAATACTTTACCAAATAATATTATTAACCAATAATGCCGCCGAAAAGGACGGCGTGAGGTGAAAGCCCTCGTATTTAAGTTTAATGTTCTACGTCTAATCAGCGTAGTGAATATCTGGTTAGACGACAAATAATTTTAAATATATGGCAAAGTATAACAATGTAAAAATAGACGGATACGACTCTAAAAAGGAATATCGACGCGCTAAGGAGTTGAAACTACTCGAAAAGAAGGGAATTATAACCGGACTTCAAGAACAAGTCAAATACGAGCTTATTTCGCCTCAATATCATTTCTACGAAGCGCAAGGGGCACGGAAGACGCTACACAAAAAGAAGCTGATCGAACGAGGCGTTTACTACATCGCTGATTTCGTTTATTATCGGGATGGTGAGTATATTGTCGAAGATACGAAAGGGGTTCGGACAAAGGAGTATATAATCAAACGTAAGCTCATGCTTTACGTTCATGGAATTAAAATAAAGGAGGTATAAGAATGGTGAAGAAAACAGCACAAAAGCAAGTAAAACACGATTGTCGAATGTGTCGCAACGGAGGAAGAGAGAATAATTTTATTTGCTATTGTTCCGTCCTGAAAGTAGGGCGGGCGATCGGGATAAGGATTTGTAGTTATTATGTCGCTCGATAGACTTTATAAGTGTGATGAATATAGACGGATATACGCTAACCGAAAAGATGCGAAAAGCGCGACGACGTTTCAGATTTACCGCCACCGAACAAGCCCTTTTTTACGAATTAGTGGCTATTTGTAACGGCGAAGATTGGAGGGACGTTTTCGATTGCTCGAACATTGAACTTTGTTTTGCGCTTAACGTGAATGAGAAAACACTAATAAAAGCCCGTGAGTCTTTAATAAATGCAGGATTGATTTATTATAAATCTGGTAAGAACAAACGTATTATAAGCTCTTATTCTTTCGTGAAGGAATTTAAAACCACTGTAACTACTACTGTAAATTTTACAGCCAATCAAACAGCCAATAAGGGAGCCAATCAGACAGCCAATGATACAGTAGATAAGGGAGTCAATGATACAGGGGATAGTACAGACTATAATAAACTAAAACAGAAACCAAACAGAAATATACTCTCTAAAGTCTCTCATGGAGATTTTGATTTTATATCTGACGAGTTTTTAGAAGCGTTTTCGCTCTGGCTTGAATACAAGAAAGACAGGCGGCAAAATTACAAATCGGAAAAGTCACTAAAAGCGTGTTATAACAAACTGGTAAAATTGAGCAAGAATGATCCGGTGATTGCGGAGCAAATCGTAAATGAATCGATTGCTAATAATTGGTCGGGGTTATTCGAACTAAAAAACGATAAATGCGAATATGGAAACAAGAAGCAAACAGACTCTACCGATAGCGGCGATACTATCATACGGACTACCGTACTATGACGAGCCGATAGAAGTAGAGAAGCGCCCGGAGTGGTTTAAAGCGTGTTGCAAATATGTTTGTCCTAACTTCAAGATAGACGATTCGAATAGAAACATAATGAATCAATTGTTTTTGTATACTGAAGGACGATCCGAGAAGCTAGATTCAAATAAAGGGCTATTGTTACGAGGCGACATCGGTACAGGAAAAAGCACTATTATGCAGATTCTAAACCGATATAGCTATTTCACACGCGGCAAAGCAAAGGGCGGCTTTCCGGTCGGTGGTTTTAGGATTGATTCGGCTTCCTGTATTGCAAACGGCTTTTCGATGCGCGGAAAGGATGCACTAGAATTGTATACTTACAACAATGGTACTCCGCGAATGATCTGTTTTGATGAACTAGGACGCGAGCCAATCCCGGCAAAGTATTTCGGTACTGAACTAAACGTGATGCAGTATATTTTCCAATGTCGGTACGAGTTGAGACATGAGGCAATAACTCATATTACAACGAACTTAACGATTAAGGAAATACAGCGTATTTACGGCGCGTATATCGCGGATCGAATAAATGAAATGTTTAACGTCTTGGACTTGAACGGAGCTAGTAGAAGATAATTAATACAACGAAACCATGCGAAGCAGAAAAAAGAAACTTGTGTACTTTAAAAAGATTCCGGTTCGCGTCGATCTGGAACAATGGCAAAGGCTCGATAAGATTCGCGCTGACTACCATTTCAAAAGCACATACGAGATTATGCAGTACATTTTAGGCTGCTTTCTCCGGGTTGCTGATCCGATGCCCGGCGATGATGATGAAGAAGTGCTACCGGACGAAATCAAAGAAATGTTCTACGATCTATCACAGGCGGAACGACATTTCGAGTATGTAAAACCAAAACGAAAACTACCACAACACAAGGTAGACGAAATGAACGGACAGAAACGATTAGAAGGATTTTAATATGGTTAAAAAACTATCAAACACAAATTATTTGCACGATGTATTAGTAGACCCCGTCGCGGCAAATGAACGGAATCGGAAATACATCGACCGATTTGTTTCAGAGAATTATAACGGCTTAGTTGCTAAGTTTTCACCCTTAGACGGTACGATAAATTCAAGTGCTTTCGGAGCACTCGATAAATTAAACTCTACGATTATCTCGCTTTATACTGATCCGAATTTACACTTTACGGATTGGGAGCAGGCGAAACAATATTTATCGAACAAGTTTACAGAAAAGGCGATTCGCGTTCCGGTGAAGAAGCCTGTAAAAAGCGAAGTAGTAGAGAATAAGGACGAGATTATTAACGATTAATATTATTGTTTCGATGAAAGACGTAGAACTATTTAACGACCATTTCCAGAACTATAAAACATACGGTATTCCGAAAGCACAACTAATCATTTTGTCGCGGATGCAGCCTAGAATGTTTGTGTAGAATTAATAAATAATAAAGTTATGAGAATACTAGATTTACCATTAATGGCGGTTTGGTTTCTAATGATCGAATCCGGCGAAAAGAAAGAAGAATATCGGGAAATAAAACCGTATTGGATCAAACGCTTAAAGTGTTGCGGACTTCATCCAAGCGCAAAAGGTTGTGACGGTTGTCCGGTTGGTAGTTGCGATCATTATACACACGTTCGTTTCCGGTATGGGTACACCGCGCGAACTATGTTGTTTAAGTTGAATCGTATCTCTGTTGGAGTTGGTCGGAAGAAGTGGGGTGCACCTGATAAGAAAGAAGTGTATGTTTTAAAGTTGGGTGAACGGATTGAATAACTAATAACAAGATAATTATGAATGAGAAAGAAAATTTTTTCTTTATGGTATATGTAGAGGGTGAACATACCCCAGCGTATAAACACAGCGATCTGACAAGTGCGGAGGCAGAGGCTAAAAGATTAGCAGAATCTTTAAATAGAAAAGCTTATGTTCTTTGCTCTATAAAATCCTTTGAAGTAAATAAGTTTACGGTAAGAGATTGCCGCCCGGCGTTGGGTGATGATCTTCCATTTTAATCAAACTAATAAAGATATGAATAGTAAAAACAACGAAAATGAATCACTAATTGAACATATTGATAGTTTGATTGGTGAACTTAACATTGTGAGAAATCATGTATTAAACAATGACTTGCAAACGGCGAGTGAATATACCGACGCTATAGTGACAGGAAGTGAAGAGTTGAGAGACAAGATTGAGGAGAATGATAATGAAGATAATTAAGTTATAACAACCCTTAAAACAAGATAGTAATGAATATGGGAACAATAAAATTCAGAGGTAAAAACTTATATAATAACGAATGGATATTTGGTGACTTGATTCAGTACGAAAGTGGTGAAATGGCTATTTTCAGCAAGAAACTTTCCCAATATGGATGCGAAGCTACTGAAATGTTTAATAGAAGTAAGGTAGAAACTACAACTGTGGGACAATTCACAGGCTTATTCGACAAAAACGGCAACGAAATCTATGAAGGGGATATAATCAGCGTAAACGGTAAATACCCCAAATTAATGAGATATATAGATGACTATGCTTGTTTTTGTTTAGCTAACATAGAAGACCTGGACGAAGAAATAGACACAGGTTATTGGCATCAAGTATCTCCCGGTTGGTGGAATTCGTCAAAACGAATAATTAAAGTACTTGGTAATATTCATGATAATCCCGAATTAATTGACTAATAACAAGATAGTAATGAATAAAACACATGGTTCATTATTTAGCGGAATTGGAGCTCCGGAACTTGCATCCGAATGGATGGGGTGGGAAAATCTCTTCCATTGCGAGATAAACGATTTTTGCCGGAGCTTTTTAGAAAAACGATTTAAAAGTACAAGTTATGCAGACATTACCACAACAGACTTTAATATTTGGCGCGGACGAGTGGACATCGTTACAGGTGGGTTCCCCTGCCAGGATGCTAGTAAAGCAAAGCAAACAGGGGGAAGGGGACAACTTGGGCTTGAAGGAGAAAGAACCGGATTATGGTGGCACATGTGCCGAGCGGTTGATGAAATCCGCCCGCGCTGGGTTGTTGCAGAAAACGTTGCCAATATCACAAGAGTTAACAACGGAAGAGATTTTGCAAAAATCCTCCATTCGCTTTCCGGATTGGGGTACAATGCTGAATGGAAGATTATGTACGCTTCAGACGCAGGTGCGCCCCAAAGAAGAGCCAGGTGTTACTTGGTTGCTTACTCCGACAGCGTCCGATTACCGGAGGGAGAATCTTTCTTCTCCGATGTATGCCAAGAGGTTGTCAAGGAGCGCAGGATGTTTTCCGGAACATCTTTATCGGTTGGGACTTCGTGGGTTAGTCAACCACCAGTTTGTAGCGTGGGTTATGGGTTTTCCGATAAATCATCTGGCGTGTATGGCAAATCTAAGTTGAAAGAAGAGGTTTTCCACGCCTACGGAAATTCTATGTGCCCGCAGATAGTACATGGAATATTTAAGAGAATTGAAGAGTTAGACAATTAGAGTAAAATAATAACAGAAAGGAATCAATGAAAATAATAGTAAGTTTCTCCGGTGGCAAAGATTCGCAAGCCTGTTTAATCCAAGCCGTCAATAAATACGGAGCCAATAAAATAGAAGCCGTTTTTTGTGATACTGGTTGGGAGCATCCCGAAACCTATCAACATATCAGCGACGTATGCCAGCAACTTGATGTAAGATTAGTAGTTTTGAGAAGTAAAAAATATACCGATTTTGTGGATATGTCTATCAAACGTTCCCGGTTCCCGTCTTCCCAAAGAAGGTTCTGCACCTCTGAATTGAAAATTAAACCGATGATTGATTATATTCTCTCACTTACTGAACCTTGCTTGATAATTCAAGGTATTCGAGCAAAAGAAAGCGAAGAACGTGCCAAACTTCCTTATGAGTGCAATTACTTCGGAGAATATTTCGAGCGCATAAGAAAAAATCGCAAAGGTAAGATTGTTGAAGTCTGGAAGCAAGATTATCGTAGAAAAGAGGTGATTAAGTGGTGTGAACATTATGATGCCAGTGTTTCCCGTCCGATTTTCCAATGGTCGGCACAAGAAGTAATAAATCATATCTTATCTGCCGGACAAAAGCCAAATCCTTTGTATTCTCGTGGATTTTCCCGTGTTGGTTGTTATCCTTGTATTATGTGCCGAAAGCAGGAAGTCAAGCTCATTTCACAAGAAGAGTTCGGGCGTATCCGCTTGATAGACGCAGAACAAAGAATGAAAGAAGAAACTCCGAAAGGTTCGTCCTTCTTCTCGCCTGGTTACATTCCCAGCCGATTCTGTAAGAATAGAGTTTATCCAACAGTACAGGAAGTTTTCGAGTATGTAAACCGTAACGATGTAGGTATGGATGATATGTTTGAACCAGAAGGCGGATATAGTTGCATGAGCCTTTATCACGGGCTTTGTGAATAAAAAATTAATTCAAAACAGAAAGAAATGTGCCAAACGCAAAATCAATCAAAGTATTATTATTCCCCTCGTTTTCGTCATTTCAATATCTATCGTCGCGATCCAGACGGAGGCACAAAGGTAGATGATGCGGCAACACAGGAAGAGGCGAAACGGAAAGTCTACGAGTTAAACGGGTGGAATTACAAACCTAAAAATAACACGGTAAAATGAGTAAAGTAAAACAGTACATCGAACAAGCCACAAACGAGCGCATCCGCTCGCGTGGCTTAATCCGAAAAGTCGCTATCGAAGCGGCTCGGATACAGAGAGACGAAACGAAGCGGCAAGCTATCGAAGTGTATAAACAAATGTGTCCGTCTAAGAACTGCAAAGGTTGTGCAAGCCGGATACACAAACAGGAAACACAATCGACTCGATGCGACGGGAATTGTGCACGGATTAGATTACTTATTAACGGATTAGACCGGATCGAAACGTTATGTATATAATTAGGCGTATTCAATGCAAATCGGGCGATGTGTCCGAGACGCATTTAGTTGAGATAGAAACGGACGACATCGAGGCAACACGAAAGGAGTTGCACGATTGTTATCAATGTGATAAGATTCTTTTTAATTATGACGAACAATGAGTAGAAACCCGCATTACATTAAGATGATTAACTCCAATCGTTGGAAGTTACTTCGAGCTAAGAAGCTACAAAGCAATCCGGTTTGTGAGATGTGCGAGTCGAACAATCGCAGTACACTTGCAACGGAAGTACATCACACTGTCCCGGTTGAGTCCGTATCACACGAACTCGGAATGAGACAACTAATGTTTGATTATAACAATCTGCAAAGTCTTTGCCATTCGTGCCACTCTGATACGCATCGACGTGCTTTTAGTCATTCGAAAGAGGCGGTGCAGGCGAATAATCGGAGGGCAACGGAACGGTTTGCAGATCGGTTCTTAAAAGATAATAACGATTAAATAGACGAATAATGAATGAAGAAGAAATAAACTTGGTAAATAAAACCGTTGAGCTATGGAACGATTTTATTAAACTCCCTGAACTGTACAAGAACGATAGACAATATGTACAATATCACATTGATGCGATACAAGCAATAATAATGCAAAGACAGACGGCAAGAAATATGCCGATTCTATTTAAAATGCCCGATTCGGTAAGTGTCGCCGAAAACGAAGAATAATTCTCTTTTTCGATTTCTTTACAACCGCTCAACCTCGACGAGAGGGGGGCGGTTTTTTTATTTTTTAACGCGATACGCTAAACCCACCTCGCCTCATATTTACACGCGCGAGTAATTTTTGAAACGAGGGGGTGCGCGTTGGGGGTAAACTTTTTGCGCGCATCTTCCGAGCTACCAAATACTTGCGATCTTTTCCTATATGCAAAAAGCCTATAAAAATGTGTGATTTGGACGACATAAAAGAAAAGATTCGCGCCGCGATGGAGTCGCAGGGAACATATACGGAAGATTTAGACCTCTGTATAACTCTTTGCGCAGGTTCATACATGGCGTTTCAAATTGCACTAAACGATATTTCAAAGAAGCGTATGAAGTCATACGTGAAAGAAGTGTCCCGCGAAAATAATGATAAACTCACGGCGCATCCTGCTTTCAAAGTTTTATTCGATGCACTCGAAGCAACGCGCAAACAATTACGCGAACTTGGTTTGACCTTTCAAACGCTTTCTGCATCTGACGACGACGAAGTAAACGACTTGATTAACGAAGTAAACAAAATAGATCGCGATGAACAAGGAGAATAGAGATGAACTGATAGCGTTAAAGCAGTCGGTTATCTCCGACTTGCATAACATCGACGTTGATTCGTATAAGCTAGATAGGGCAGACGAAAGACTAAATGTGTATATCAAAGGTTGTATTAACAATCCGGACGCGCACAACCTTTACGAGTTGCTAGCCGTTCGCCGCTTCTTTGTTTTCCTCGATAAATACGAATTTCGGATCAAGGAAGTAAAGAAGTTCGTCACGTTCTACGAGCGTTTGAAATTCTCCGGCACAAAGGGAAAGACTAGATACAAGCTGACTCCGATACAGGTGTTTCAGTTCTCTAATATTCTCGCGTTTTACAAGCCTGACACAAACAAGCGTTTGATTCGCGAAGCTCTTCTATTCGTTCCGCGTAAATTCAGTAAGACAACAAGTGTAGCGAGTCTTTCGATTAACGATTTGTTGTTCGGTGATGCGAACGCACAAACATACGTTGCTGCAAACTCATATAATCAGGCGAAAGTTTGTTTTGATGAAATACGTAATATTTTAAAGTCTCTCGATCCGAAGTTTAGGCACTTCAAAATTAATCGAGAAATCATATATAACCGCATAAAGGGAAAAACCTCTTTTGCCCGTTGCCTTGCCTCTAACCCGGATAAATTAGACGGACTTAACGCAAGCATGGTAATAGTAGACGAGTATTCACAAGCCGATAGCGCCGCATTGAAGAACGTTTTAACGTCCTCAATGGGCGCACGGCTCAACCCTTTAACCGTAGTAATTACGACCGCATCCGATAAAGAAACGGCTCCATTCGTTGAAATGCTCAAAATGTATAAAGCGATCCTACGAGGTGAGATTGAAAATGATTCCATATTTGCACACATCTTTGAGCCAGACGTAGACGATGAGGAAGGCGATCCGGCAACGTGGCGCAAGGTACAACCACACATGGGTATAACCGTTTATGAAGATTTCTATATAGACGCGTATCAAAAAGCACTATATAGCGCGCCGGATGCACTGGAATTTCGAACAAAGTTACTAAACGTATTTACTACCGACCAAACAACAAAATGGATTGAGGCAAAGCAGATAGAAGAACGATTCAAAGATATTAGAATTGAGAGTATCGGTACTTATCCGCTAACGATGGCGGCGGTTGATTTATCCGTTCGAGACGACTTTTCTACGGTTACTTATAATATCTATTCGAAAGAAAGCGGTTCTTTTCATTCACATACGGATTACTATTTCCCGGAAGGAGCTTTGAAAGATCATCCGAATCGGGAACTTTACGAAGGTTGGGCGAAAGCGGGCTATTTAATTCTTTGTGACGGTGATATTATCGACTATCAGCAAATAGTAAACGATATACTTGCACGTGCAAAGTATCTACAAATTATGGGAGTTGGCTATGATCCTTATAAATCGGCTGAATTTGTGAATCTTCTTACTTATTCCGTAGGCGGTGCGAGTGAATATATTAAGCCTGTTAAACAGACATACGGAACGTTTACAAGCCCTATCGAATCCTTTGAACTTGCTTTGTATCGGAGTAAGCTCACCTTTAGCCCTAATCCGATTACGCCATACTGTTTTAGTAATGCGGTATTAGACGAAGATCGGAACATGAATAAGAAGCCAGTCAAGAAAACGCATAACGCGAAGATTGATTCGACTATAACAAACCTAATGACATTCTACTTATTTAATAACATGGAGGTATAATGAAACTATCTTTTAATTTTGAATTGGGACGTTCAAAGACGCAAAAACGCGCCTTAAATGCAGAGATGAGCACAACGGATAAAGATGCGGCGATAAACTCCCGATTACCATCGTTACCCGGTCAGCCAATAGATGTGCATAACAGTAATCAAGCAATGAAACTTTCAGCCGCATATAGATGTACTTCTATTCTTTCGGGGACTATCGCGTCTTTACCGCTTATAATTAAACGGAAAAAAGATGGATATTTCTCACCAGACGAGGAAAACGATTTATATACGATATTAACCCGTATGCCTAACCGACGAATGAATAGTTTTGAAATGGTTAGGAATATGGTTGTTCAAATCGTAAATCAAGGAAACGCCTACATCGTTATCCGTCGAAAGTTCGGTAGTGTCAGCGAGCTTGTATTATGCGCAAATAATACAGTAACCTATGACAAATTGAATGATGTTTATATTATTTCTGATCCATATAACCGGATATATGGGCGTTTTGAATCCTACGAAATAATCCATCTTAAAAATAATAGTTTGGACGGGGGATATACAGGAGTAAGCACAATAATGTACGCTAGCCGTATCTTTTCCATAGCCGCGAGTGCAGATAATCAGAATTTACGAACCTTTCAGAATGGAAGTAAAATAAAGGGGCTTGTTTCCGGTGCAAAAGAGATAAATAAAGGGTTGCCCGGTGCAGGTATGACGGATATTCAACTTTCTACGGTTGGAGATCGCATAGAGGAACAACTAAACACAGGAAGAGACATTATTTCAGTTCCCGGCGATGTTGGATTTCATCAACTTTCTATAAATCCGGTTGATGCGCAGTTATTGGAAACAAAGAAATTCAGTATTCTTGATATATGTAGATTTTACGGAGTTCACCCAGATAAAGTATTTGCCGGACAATCTACTAATTACAAAGCTTCTGAAATGAGCAATGTTTCTTTTTTAACTGATACACTGCAACCAATATTGAAACAAATCGAGGCTGAATTTAATTACAAGCTGATTCCTAATTCAGTCGCTCACTTATATAGTATTTCATTTGATTTGTCATGCTTATATCAAACCGATTTAACGACACAAGCAAGCTATTATAAAGCTTTGGAAGAAATGGGAGCTCATTCCCCGAATGATACTCGTAGGGCTTTAGGAAAACCGCCCGTTGAAGGAGGCGACAAAGTGTTTATCTCCTGCAACGTTCAACCAATCGAGGCGGCTAGTCAAAAAGTAGAGCTACCCAAAAACGAAGAAACAAACATATAGTAAAATGATATTTGCAAAATATGGAAATACGAAGTTATACAGAGTTAGGTGCTCCTAAAGTTGGAGATGGAAGAATAATCGAAGGTTATGCGGTTGTATTCGGACAAGAAAGCCGTGTATTGTACGACAGGGAAAAACAACGCGCTTTTGTTGAGGTGATCGAAAAGGGAGCTATAACGGAAGAGTTATTGCGTAGTTGTGATGTTAAAGCTCTGTTAGATCATAATAAACAGAGATTGTTAGCTCGTTCTAATCGTGGTGCGGGAACTTTGTCGCTTGAACTTGACGACTACGGATTAAAATACAGATTTGAGGCTCCTAGTACTCCCGATGGAGATTTCGCCGTAGAAATGATTAAACGCGGTGATATTTTCGGTTCGTCTTTTGCGTATGCTTTAAATGAAAAGGATAAAACAAAAGTTTCCTATTCAATGAAAGACGGGTTGTTGCTTCGTACTGTACACATGATTGATCGGATTTCCGATATATCTCCCGTTGTTGATCCTGCTTTTTATGGTACAGACGTAACGGTGCGGAGTATGGACGATACGATAGCGGAGTTGTCCGGCGAGAATAAAGACTATCTAAATGAAATTAATAATTTACGCAAATCAATTTAAAACATGAGAAAAGAATTTGAAACTATTGCTCAATACAAAGAGCAAATGCGTGCTATGTTGGATAAAGCAGAAGCGGAAAAAAGAGCACTCGACGCAAGCGAGAAAGAGCAGTTCGAGCAGTTGAAAACAAAGAAAGAACTTTTGGAAATGAAAGTTGAACGCCGTGCGCTTGAAGATATTAACGCGGGTTTGGTATCTGACCGTCGCGTGTTGTTTTCACAGGCTGTTTTTGACGTCGTTAATCATCGTTCTTTGGAAGAATACAACGGAGTAGTATCGGAAGGCGGTATTAAAGTTGTAGAACGTGCGGTGACTGTTACAGATACAACCGATGCGGCTAGCATGGTTCCTGTTACAATCGGTGAAATCATTGAGCCGTTAGAAAAAGGCTTGATTATTGATAAACTAGGTATCAAGATGCAAAGCGGGCTTGTAGGTGACCTTGTTTTCCCAACATTGGCGGCTGTTGAAGCAACAATTCAGGGTGAAAACGTTGCGGTTACTGATACCGAATTGAATATCGACAAAATCAAGGCTTCACCCAAACGTGTATCTATTTCTATCCCGGTGTCTAAGCGTGCGATCAACCAAACGAACTACTCTTTGCAGGACGTTGTTTTGAAGCAAATTTCGCTTGGTGTCGCTCGCACTTTGAATAAATGGATGTTTTCGGGAACTGCATTGTCTGGCGCAAGCAACGGGGTGTTTGTAAAGACAAAACCAGATGTTGAATATACAAACGCGTTGACATTTGCGGATATTGTTTCGCTTGAATCTACCGTAATGGATGCGGGCGTAGATGTAACCGACGGTACAGCTGCCTATGTTTGCACTCCAAAGGTGTATGGTGCTTTGAAATCCACTCCCAAAGCGGCGGGGGCTGCTGAAATGATCTGCCAAAATGGTATGGTGAACGGTTATCCGGTTCTTGTTACTAACTACATAGACGCCGATTCTATCGGATTCGGTGTATTCTCCAACGCTGCTATCGGTCAGTTCGGCGATATGGATTTAGTTATAGACCCGTATACCGGAGCGAAAAGTAATGTCGTAAACTTTGTGTTGAATACTGATTATGATATTGTTGTAGCTCGCCCGGAAGCCTTTGCCATCGCAAAGAAAAAAGCTTCTGCCTAATTCTATAACCTATCATTCACTAAAGGGCTGGGGCTTCGGCTCTAGCCCTTTCTAATTTATCCAATATGGCACAATACGTAACACTCGAAGAACTCAAACAGCATTTAAACGTTGACTTCGACACGGACGACGCGTATATAACCGGGCTTATCGAACCCGTTCAACTTCTTATCGAATCGTATCTAAATAATCCGCTAGATACCTACGTTAAGGACGCAAAAATAGATCGGCGTATCTGGCACGCGATCCGCATCCTTATAGCGAATTACTACGCAAACCGTGAATCGGTAACATTTGCCACTCCGCAAGTTATTCCGGGGCACATAGAACTATTGCTGCAACCTTTAAAACGATATACGTAATGCAAGCAGGATTATTAAACGAAATGATCGCTTTTTACCGTAGCGAGTCAAAGCGCGATAATCTGGGCGGCACGTCTGAAAGTTGGGTGAAAGTATTCGATAAACGCGCATACATTCGCTTTAAGTCGGGTGCACGTAAAGAAGCGAACGGCGAGATATATAATACGACCGTTAATACGATAATGATTCGCATCTGTAAAGAGATCAACGCTAAAATGAGGATCGAATACGACGGGCAGAAATACAAGATTCTATCTATCAATCACGACCGGAAGCAACAAGCAACGGTTATAGAAGCGGAGGTAATCAATGAGTAACGACAATTACACCGGGCGCAACTTGTATCGCGTCGAAGTGGATGCAACGCGAGTAAACGAACTACTTAAACGGTTGAACGATAAAGAAGCAAAGAAGGCAATTTCCTCCGCTCTTAGAAAGTCGATTCTTATCATTCGTAAACAGGCACAGGAAAATCTAGTTTCCGCTGTTACTGATGCAGAATTTAGCAGTTCTAAGAATGGCGTATCGTTCAAACCGTTAAAGAACGAAATAAACGTAGCAGTTTATCGCAATGCTTCCGGTGCACGGGTTAGCCTGATTGATAAACGCAAAAAGGGAT